TGATGGCTATAGTGTTTTATGGAATGCCGATACTTGCAGAGAACAATAAACCAAGACTTCTTTATTATCTTAGAAGAAGAGGTTATAGAGGTTTTAGTATGAACAGACCAGACAAGGTTTGGAACAAATTATCTGTAGCTGAAAAAGAAGTAGGTGGGATACCTAATTCAAGTGAAGATATAAAACAAGCACATGCCGCTGCTATTGAGATGTACATACAGGATCATGTTGGCATGAAAAGAGATGGAACATTTGGAGATATGTATTTTAACAAAACCTTAAATGATTGGTCGAGGTTTGATATAACAAAGAGAACAAAGTTTGACGCTACGATAAGCTCTGGATTAGCAATCATGGCGTGTAATAGACACTTATACGCTCCAAATGCAAAAGTAGAAAAACCGAAATTAAATATTAATATTGCTAAATACGAAAATAGAGGTAATATGTCTAAAATAATTAAAGAATAAACATGGCTGATTCAGTTATAAAAAATTATTTTCCAAGTCAAGTTGTAAGTGATGTTGAAAAAATAAGTTATGAATACGGGTTGAAAGTTGCTAAAGCAATTGAGAAAGAGTGGTTAGATAATAACTCTGCTAAAAACAAGTATTTATTAAATCAAAACAATTTTCATAATCTTAGACTGTACGCTAGAGGTGAACAGTCAACACAAAAGTATAAGGATGAGTTATCTATAAACGGTGATTTGTCCTATCTTAATTTAGACTGGAAACCAATACCTATAATACCAAAATTTGTTGATATTCTAGTAAACGGAATGACTGAAAGAATGTATGATATAAAAGCGTACGCACAAGATCCGTTTGGTGTTGAGAAGAGAACAAAATATATGGAAGCAATATTAAAAGATATGCGTAGTAAAAATCTTAATGATTATGCTATGCAAGCTTTTGGAGTGAATTTATATAGTAGTGATCCTAAGCAACTTCCGGAATCAGAAGAAGAACTAAAATTACACATGCAACTTAGTTATAAACAAGGAGTAGAATTAGCAGAGGAACAAGCAATAAACGTATTATTACAAGGTAATAATTATGATTTAATTAGAAAAAGATTTTATTATGATTTAGCTGTTTTAGGAATAGGAGCTACAAAGACTACTTTTAATACTTCAGAAGGTGTTGTAGTTGATTATGTTGATCCAGCTGATTTAGTTTATTCTTATACTGATTCTCCTTATTTTGATGATATATATTATGTTGGTGAAGTTAAACATATACCAGTAAACGAATTAGCTAAACAATTTCCTTTTTTATCACAAGAAGATTTAAAAGAAATAGTATCACAAACAGGAGTAGTTCGTAATAGACACGGTATAACGGATGCTAGTTTAGATGCAAATACAGTTCAAATGTTATATTTTAATTATAAAACTTATATGAATGAGGTTTATAAAGTAAAAGAAACTGGAACTGGTTCTGAAAAGTTAATTCCTAAAGATGATAGTTTTAATCCACCTGAAAATAAAGAAGGTTCTTATCAAAAACTATCTAGATCTATAGAAGTTTTATATGAAGGCGCTTTAGTTGTTGGAACAGATAGATTACTTAAATGGGAAATGCAAAAAAATATGATGCGTCCTAAAAGTGATTATACTAAAGTTAAAATGAATTACTCTATTGTTGCTCCTAGAATGTATGAAGGAAGAATAGAATCTTTAGTAAGCAGAATAACTAGTTTTGCTGATATGATTCAATTAACACATTTAAAACTACAACAAGTATTATCAAGAATGGTTCCTGATGGTGTTTATTTAGATGCAGATGGTCTTGCTGAAGTTGATTTAGGTAATGGAACTAACTATAATCCACAAGAAGCATTAAACATGTTCTTCCAAACAGGTTCTGTTATAGGTAGATCTTTTACTCAAGATGGAGATATGAATCCTGGTAAAGTACCTATACAAGAAATAACTGGAGGCGCAGGAACTAGTAATAAATTACAAGCATTAATAGGTAATTATAATTACTATCTTCAAATGATTCGTGATGTAACCGGTCTTAACGAAGCTAGAGATGGAAGCACTCCAGATTCTAACGCTTTAGTTGGTGTTCAAAAATTAGCTGCTGCAAACTCAAATACAGCTACCAGACATATATTACAAGCTGGTTTGTTCTTAACAGCAGAAACAGCTGAATGTTTATCAATGAGAATATCTGATGTGTTGGAATATTCTCCTACAAGAGAAGCTTTTGTACATAGTGTGGGTATACATAACGTTGCTACGCTAGATGAAATATCTAGTTTACATTTATATGATTTTGGTATATTTATAGAATTAGCACCAGATGAAGAAGAGAGGATAATGTTAGAAAATAATATTCAAATGGCTCTTTCTCAAGGTTTGATAGATTTAGAAGATGCTATAGATATAAGAGAAATAAAGAATATAAAATTAGCTAATCAAGTATTAAAAATTAGAAGAAAAAGAAAATTAGAAAGAGATCAACAAATGCAGCAAGAAAATATGCAAGCGCAAGCACAAGCAAACGCTCAAGCTCAAGCCGCTGCAGCTGAAACAGAAATGCAAAAACAACAAGCTTTATCACAAAGTCAAGCTCAATTAGAACAAATAAAAGCTCAATTAGAATCTCAAAAAATGTTACAAGAAACAGATCTTAAAAAACAATTAATGGCATTAGAATTCCAATACAATATGCAATTAAAACAAGCTGAAACAAATACCATTAAAGAGAGAGATACTATGAAAGAAGATCGTAAAGATGAAAGAACAAAGATTCAAGCGACACAACAGTCTGAAATGATCGATCAAAGAAACAATCAAAAACCACCTAAAAATTTTGAATCCGCAGGTAATGATACACTAGGTGGAGGTATTGATTTAAGTGGATTCACACCTAGATAAATTTATTAATTATTATTATATTATATTATGGCAAAAAAAGAAAAAGAAAAACCAGTTGCAAATAACGAAACTGGTAAATTAAAAGTTAAAGAACAACAACCTAAAAATAGCGAAACAAAAAGTAACGCTGCTGAGGTTAAAGAAAAAATGAAAATGAAACCTATAGTTCAAGAAGAAGTAATAACTAAGGTTGATTTAAATAAACCACCAAAACCAGTAGAAGAAAATGAAATTAAAAAAGATAACACTAACGGCGAGGGAGTGGCTCCAAAGTCTGAGAATGCCGACGCCCCAAAAGAACAAGAAAAAGTACAACCGGAAAGTGAAACACAAGAAACTCCAGTATTAGAAGAAGTTGTAGAAGAAAAAGAAGAAGAAAAAACTGAAGAAGTTAAAGAAAATATAGAAACTACAGCTGAAGTAGCTGCAGATGCTATAACAGAATCTTTAGAAACAGGTAAACCTTTACCAGAAGGAGTTCAAAAGTTAATGGATTTCATGGAAGAAACTGGTGGTGATTTAAAAGATTATGTAAAACTTAATCAAGACTATAGCGAATTAGATAATATTAGTTTATTAGAAGAGTATTATAAACAAACTAAACCGCATTTAAATAGTGAAGAAATAAATTTCATCATGGAAGATCAATTTTCTTATAATGAAGAGGTTGATGATGAAAGAGATATAAAAAGAAAAAAATTAGCGCTAAAAGAGCAAGTTGCCAGCGCTAAAAGCCACTTGGACGGGCTAAAGTCCAAATACTATGAAGATATCAAAGCTGGAAGTAAGCTCACAAGTGAGCAGCAGAAAGCTATAGATTTCTTTAATAGATACAACGAAAATCAAGAAGCAGAATCAAAAGCTAATGAAAAAAGAATATCTACTTTTAAAGAAAAAACTAATCAAGTTTTTAACGACAAGTTCAAAGGTTTTGAATACAACGTCGGTGATAAAAAGTACAGATTCAAAGTTAATGATGTAGATACAGTAAAGAAAACACAAAGCGATATAGGTAATTTTGTCGGAAAGTTTCTAGATAAAAATAATACCTTAAAAGATGCTAGCGGTTATCACAAGTCTTTATATACAGCAATGAACGCAGACGCAGTAGCTAAACATTTTTATGAGCAAGGAAAAGCAGATGCTATGAAAAATAGTGTTGAAAAAGGTAAAAATATTAATATGAACCCTAGACAAGCTCATGGTGAAGTTCAAACTGGAGGTTTGAAATTTAAAGTGTTAGGTGATAATTCTTCTGATTTTAAGTTTAAAATTAAAAATAGAAAATAACAATTAAAACAATAAAAAATGGCAATAGTAAATGGTGGTAGTTTAAATAGTGTACCGTCTCCTTATCAGTCGACACTATCTACAAACTACATTGACTTTAGAGCAACTGGAACTTCCGGTTGGGCTCAACAATACCTGCCTGACTTAATGGAAAAAGAAGCTGAGGTTTTTGGAAACAGAACTGTCTCAGGTTTTTTATCTCAAGTTGGAGCAGAAGAACCAATGACTTCAGACCAAGTGGTTTGGTCAGAACAAGGTAGATTACATCTATCATATATAGCAACAGTAGTATCTGGAACAACACTAGCAACAAACGTTGGTGGTTCTGGTAATGGTGGTCATATTAGAATAGTATCTGATATAGACGGTAATACCTCTACTAATCAATATTCAACACAAGATCATGGTATTAGAACTAATGATATGGTTTTAATAGCAGATGCTAACGCTACTATTAGATGTTTAGTAACAGATGTAGCAGCTGATGGTGATATTGACGTTGTTCCTTATGATGCTGGAAATGCTACGTCTACATTAGATAATGCGGTTGGTGGAACAATATCTACTGCGGCTTCTGGTGTTAGAGTATTAGTTTATGGATCTGAATATAAGAAAGGTGATAATTATAATGGCTCTACTGCTCACGCAGATGGTGCTAATGAACCAATCTTCACTTCTTTCAGCAATAAACCAATTATAATAAAAGATTTCTACAACATCTCTGGATCTGATACTGCTCAAATTGGTTGGGTTGAAGTTTCTGGTGAAAGCGGTGAAAGTGGATATCTTTGGTATTTAAAAGCTGAAGGCGAAACTAGATCTAGATTTAGTGATTATTTAGAAATGGCAATGATTGAGTCTGTAGAAGGTGACGCAACGCAATCTACAGCTGATTCGTTCCTTAATGGTGCTACAAATACTTTCGGTACTATGGGATTATTTGAAGCTATCGAAACTAGAGGTAATGTTTCAACAGGTGTATTAGGTATTAGTTGTGCTACTGATTTAGCAGAATTCGATCTAATATTAGCTGAGTTTGACAAGCAAGGTGCTATTGAAGAAAACATGATGTTTGTTAATAGAGCTACAGCTCTTGCGATAGACGATATGTTAGCATGTATGAATTCTTATGGAGCTGGTGGTACATCTTATGGTGTATTTAACAACTCTGAAGATATGGCGCTTAACTTAGGTTTCTCTGGATTTAGAAGAGGTTCTTATGACTTCTATAAATCTGACTGGAAATATCTAAACGACTTCTCAACTAGAGGTTCTATAAATTCTATAGATACTGTTAATGCGGTTAGAGGTGCTATAATACCAGCTGGTACATCTTCAGTTTATGACCAAATGCTAGGAAAGAATCTAAAACGTCCTTTCTTACATGTTCGTTATAGAGCTTCACAAACAGATGACAGAAGATTCAAGTCTTGGGTTACTGGTTCTGTTGGAGCACAAACTTCATCTTTAGATGCGATGGAAGTACATTATCTATCTGAAAGATGTTTAATTACTCAAGGTGCTAACAATTTCATGTTATTGAAATAAGCATTGTATTTTAAAGAGACTGGGATTAATTTCCCAGTCCCTTTATTTTTTATTAATTTTATTATATATTATATTATGGCAAAGAAAACAAAAAAAGTTGAGATAGAAAAATCTCAAATTCAAGAAGAGGTTATGATAGAAACACCTCAGGTTGTAGAACAACCAAAAGTAATTGAAAGAATTAAACCAAAAAACGAGTGGGAAGTAAAAGATAGAGTTTATTATTTAAAAGGTAATAAAAAACCTTTATCTTATGTTATTAGAGCATCACAAATATATTGGTTTGATGAAGAAAAAGGATATGAAAGAGAGTTGAAATATTGTGAAAATCAAAGAACGCCTTTTGTTGATGAAATGCAAGGTGATCAAAGATTAGCACATATTGTTTTTAGATCTGGTACTTTAATGGTTCCTAGATCAAAAACAGTTTTACAAAAATTACTTTCTTTATATCATCCACATAGAGATAAACTTTACTATGAATGGAAACCACAGGTTGAAGCAGCAAGTGAAATGGAAATATTAGAATTAGAAGCTGATGCATTATTAGCTGCTAAAACAATGGATATTGACATGGCTGAAGCTATTATGAGAGTAGAGGTTGGTTCTAGAGTGGATGAGATGAGTTCTAAGGAGCTTAAACGTGATTTACTTATATTCTCTAAGAAAAATCCTAAATTGTTCTTAGATTTAATAGATGATGAAAACGTTATTCTTAGAAACTTTGGTATAAAAGCAACTGAAATGGGAATATTAAAATTATCTTCTGATCAAAGAACTTTTAGTTGGGGTTCTAATGATAGAAAATTATTTAATGTACCTTTCGACGAACATCCTTACTCAGCTTTAGCACAATGGTTTAAAACTGATGAAGGTATGGAAATATATTCTAATATAGAAAGAAGATTGAATCAATAATAAAAATAGTGATCACCCTTTTAGGGTGGTCACTTTATTAAAATCAAATCCTATGGATAAAAAAAATGAATCAAAAGGTTTGGGAGACTCAATTGCAAAGTTTACAGAATTTACTGGAATTAGTAGTTTAGCTAAACTAACAGCTACAGCTTTGGGTAAAAAAGATTGTGGTTGTAAAAAAAGACAAAAAGCATTAAATAAAGCTTTCCCTTATAAAAATAAATAATTATGGTAGGTATTGACACGGTATATCAAAGAGTTTTAGCTATAGCTAATAAAGAACAAAGAGGTTATATAACTCCCTTAGAGTTTAACTTATTGGCTAACCAAGCTCAAATGGCTATTTTTGAGCAATATTTTTATGATTTAGATCAAAGTAAAAGAAGACCAAGTGATACAACTTCTTTTTCAGATATGCCTGAATTAATACAAAAGAAACTAGATCCATTTAAAAGTGTAGCAGCTGTTACAGGTGGAACAACCTTTCCTGCTAATTATAGAACTGGTAAAATATATTATAATCCACAACTTGCATCATTTCCTGCTCAATGGAGAGCTGTTAAAAAAATGGAGTGGAATGATCTTGAAAACGTGTTACAATCTAGGTTTCATAGAGAAGCATTGAGATATGGTCCTGTGTATAGAGATAGTAGACAATCAGGTCAAGATATAGAAGTTTATGGATGGGATCCAAGTTTTTCTCCAACATCAGGTGGAGTAATGCAAATAACTTCTAATGTAGATGTTGAAATAATAATAGCGCCTGGAAAAGTGGAATGGGGTTACGATGTTGTTAATGAAAGAGCGCTATATAACGCTAGTGGTTCTACACAAGATTTCTTTTTACACAAATCAGAAGAAAGTAACTTAGTAATAAAAATATTAGAATTAGCTGGTATAATAATTCAAGATCCAGGTATAATACAATATGCAGACAACGAAGATACTAAAAATATTCAACAAGAAAAAGCGTAAATAAATGGCAGACAATCAACAATCATATTACAATGAAGCAGGACAGTGGTACCAAACAAGTGGTGGATTATTTAATCCAGAACCTCAACTAGGTAACTATCAGTTTCTTTCTATAAAAGATGTTATAGATAATTTTATGGCTACTTATGTTGGAGAGGGTAAAATATTAAGTAGTGTTAATAGATCTGACGTATCTTTTCACGCGCATAGAGCATTACAAGAGTTGAGTTATGATACTTTTAAGTCTTGTAAAGATCAAGAATTCACATTACCACCTTCTTTAACAGTTCCTTTACCTAACGACTATGTTAATTACGTAAAATTTGTATGGACTGATTCTAATGGATTAGAGCATGTTATATATCCTCAAACAAAATCATCTAATCCTCAACCAATTCAACAATCTGTTTTAGATAAATCTAATATTGAAGATTTTGAATTAACAGCTGAGGGTACTTTAACAACTGGAAGTAATGTTGTTGTGTTAGATGGCGAGTATCCTGATATATTAGTTGGAATGCGAGTTAAATCACAATCATTTATACAAGCAAATACTAAGTTATTTTTTGTAGGTTCAAAAACTACTACTGGTGGTATATCAACAATAACAATTGTAGCACAAAATGGTACAACTCCTGTGCCTTCAAATTTTGGTACAGGTTCCGCTACAGGTTCTCAAGAAACTATAGGTTTTCATCCTTATCATAGTCATTGGAGTGTGTTTGATCCTAACCACGGGTTAAGATCAGTTCACGAGCCGTTACAATTACAACATAAATCAGCAAAAATAATAAGCAATTTAACGTGGACAGCGGGTAGTTATCAGTTAGTAGCTTCTTCAACGGCTGATATAGAAGGTTTAGAAGTTGGCATGAAACTTAATCATGAAGATTGGTGGGTTAGGTTTTTTGGTGGAACTTCTGGAAATAGTGGACAAAGAGAATATGGTGGCGTTACAATTACGGCTATAAATAATAATGTTGTAACTATAGATTGGCCTCCTAGTGTTAGTAGTAGTGGTCAAATAACGTTTTTTGACGAAGACATTCACTCTGATACTTGGGAAAATTATTCATCAAACAGTCCTAAAGAAAATAACGTAAATGATGACGATAATTGGTGGCCTTATTATATAGGACAAAGATTTGGTTTAGACCCACAACATGCTCATACAAATGGATCTTTCTTTATAGATTGTTCTGAAGGTAAAGTTTATTTTAGTTCAAATTTATCTGGCAAAACGATTATAATGAAATACATTAGTGATGGTATTGGTACACCAGAAGAAACACAAGTCCCTAAATTAGCTGAAGAAGCAGTTTATAAATGGATAATTTATGGATGTTTAATATCTATAATTAACATTCCTGAATACGTTATCCAAAGATTTAAAAAAGAAAAAATCGCTGAAACAAGAAAAGCGAAATTAAGATTATCAAATATTAAATTAGAAGAGATTACCCAGATACTTAGAGGTAAATCTAAACAAATAAAACATTAGTAAATGCCAGATTTGAATAAGAGATTTCAAGCAGGTCGAATGAACAAAGACCTGGATGAAAGACTAGTGCCTAACGGAGAGTATAGAGATGCTCTAAATGTTGAGGTGGCAACTTCAGAAGGATCAGAAGTTGGATCTTTACAGACTATCATGGGGACATTTGATATGTCGACATCTACTATTGATCCTAATAATATTCTAAATGGATATTGTGTTGGTAGTATTGCTGATGAAAAAAATGATAAACTATATTGGTTTATTGCTGGTAATGGAAAAGATATAATAGCAGAATTTGATTATCAAACAAAAGTTGTAACACCTGTTTTAGTTGATATTTTTCCAGTGAATACAGTTGTTGGACCAGATAGTGGTAGAGCTCTTAATTTTGATAGATCTTATCTTATAACAGGTATCAATATTATTGATGACATGTTATTTTGGACAGATAATAACACTGAACCTAAAAAAGTAAATATAACTAGATCTAAACTTGGTACTTTAGATTTTAATACACATACAGATTTTTATGTCAGAGATACACAAGCTAGTGGAACATCAATTACATATATTCCTAGTGGACCTGTAAAACAAGAGCATTTAACTGTAATAAAAAAATCTCCTCCAAATCCACCAGTGTTAGAGATGAAAAGTACAACAAGAGGTGACGTTGATTTAGATGGTATTAGAGGAGAAATTATAGGTGAAATAAGCGATGTAGATCCAAGTAATGGGGAGTCACAACCTATGATGTTTATGAATCCAGATACTGGTATGTATACCACCGATCCTGTGGCTATTATATTTCAAGCTGGAAGTGGTTTTGATGCAACGCCAGATTTTAAACCTTTAGATTATATAATAATATATCACGAAACGGACGCTGGAAGAGTTCAGATGAGATGTCAAATACAACCTGATAATTTTGCTATTATAAGTGGTCAATTACATTGTGAGATTATAGTACTATCTGGTGATCCAGGTATACCAAGTGCAGATGGAATATACAAAGTAGAATTAGAACAAGGAGCTGAAACTTTATTTCAATTTAAATATCCAAGATTTGCTTGTAGATATAAATATGAAGATGGAGAATACTCTTGTTTTTCACCTTTTACAGAGCCAGCTTTTTTACCAGGTAAATATGATTATATGCCTAAAGAAGGTTATAATTTAGCTATGGTAAATCAACTAAGATATTTAGCGATTAAAAACTTTGTGCATGAAAGACAGTTACCAGACGATGTAATATCTATAGATATTTTATATAAGGAATCTAATTCTTCAAATGTTTATTCTGTTAAAACAATAAAACGTGTAACTCCAGATCCGTCTGGTGTTGTTTATGACGCTTGGAACGCTATTGACTCTAAAAATATAGATAATAGTAATGCTCAAAAAACAAAAGGTTTTCTTGAGATAACATCAGAAATGATCCACGCTATTTTACCAGCTAATCAATTGCTTCGTTCTTGGGATAATGTACCAAGAAAAGCTTTAGCTCAAGATATGATTGGTAATAGATTAGTTTATGGTAACTATTTACAAAACTACGATTTATTTAATCATTCACCTAACAGAATTAAAGCTTTAAAAAGAATGGGTAATATAACTGGTTACCCAGGAGGAGTTGTACCAGCATTAAGTGATATAGAACCTAAATTAAACGTGACTTTAACTTCTAATGAGGTTAAAAATGAAATGAATGAACAGTATGATGCTGGAAAAACTCACTTATATAGATCTGCCAAATCAATAAAAACTTTAAGAACATATCAACTTGGAGTTGTATATATTGATGAATTTGGTAGAGAAACACCTGTTTTTTCAACAAACTCTTCTTCTATTACAGTTCCAAAAGATACTGCTGACCAAGGATCTAAATTAAAAGCGCAAATTCTAACACCTCACCCGCAATTTGCTAAATCATTTAAATTTTTCATAAAAGAAACATCTAATGAGTATTACAATCTAGCAATGGATAGATGGTATGATGCTGAAGATGGAAATATTTGGATAAGTTTTCCTTCTTCTGAAAGAAATAAAGTAGATGAAGAAACGTTTTTAATACTTAAAAAAGAACACGATGCTGATACTTTTATTAAAGATTCAGCTAGATATAAAATATTGTCAATATCAAATGAAGCTCCATTATTTGTAAAAACAGAAAGAAAACATAAAGGTGTATTTGTTGATGATGGTACATTAATTGGTATGAGTACTGGAACCGGTTGGCCACGTGTTGGTGGAATGAAGATGTATTTAAATAAAGGTAAATTTGAAGAGTTAAATTGGGCTGGTTCTGATCAAACAGAAGGAGTTTTATTTTCTCAAGACTTGTCATTGTTTGAACTTAGATTCAGTTCTTCAGCTGGTATTAGTAAATGGCATAAAATATCAACTATAACTTACGACGGAACCGGTGATGGTTGGTATGTAATAAATTTTGAAAGACCGTTAACAGAAGATGTTAGTGTTGTTTCTACAGACAATACTTTTGTTAATAGATATCAAAACGTTGAGATAGATTTAATGAAATCTGAAGTTCATAATAAGCCAGAGTTTGAAGGAAGATTTTTTGTTAAAATATTAAAAGATGAAACTTTAATAGATAAAATAATACATCCATCTCCTTTAGGTGAAGCACAATATTCAGTTGTACAATCCATTAAATCGCAATTTATTAGTCCTTCTCAATATCAAGTAGACAAGAATAATGGTGGTTATGGTGGTAACGATTGGTACGGTACTACTACAGACCCTATGGATATGACTGGCGGTCCTCACGTTAATATTTCTGAAGTAAGTGGAACTAATAATTGGTATCATAGTGTTGGTCAAGGTGGATGTGGTCAAGATTATTGGAAGGCAGCTGGAAACGATAAAGGTACTGAGTTATCTATAAATGATTCTTCTGGATGGTTTATAGATCATATAGAGGGCTTTAGAAGATTTAAAACGACAAAACTTTGGGTTAGTGGTAAAGACAATTCATATGCTACGCATGAGTACAATATGGGTAATGCGATTTGGTGGCCAAATTATAACTCAAATGGTCCTTTTGGTCCTTCGCAGCAATTGCAATTAATGGGAACATGTGCTGACGGTACTGGTGGAAATAACACGTATTTAAATCAACCTAATAATAAAAAACCTGTTGGTGTTTTAATAAACAGTGATGATCCTTGCGGTGGAATTGTTCCTTCTATTGGAATAGATCCAATTGAAAATATTATACATTTATCGTATGCTGGTATAGGTAAAGATGAAGGTTCTGGAGATTATACTGGTACAACAACTGCTTTAAACTCTTCTTTTTTATCAACAGGATGGGCTAATGAATATGTTGCTGATCAAATGTTTATTGACACTATAACTACACCTGGTACTATTTGGAGATGGAAAGAAGATCCAGATCAAGTATTGTACCAAACATTACCTTATTCACCAAGTGGAAGTGCTAACGAGCAAGATACTGAGATTTGGCAGAAAAATATTAATGATGCTGCTATAGATAATGAAAAAGGAGTATCTTTATATAATTATGTTAGATTTGCAGATTATGCTATGAAACCACATCATAAACATGAGGTGAGACAAAACTTACCATGGGGTGGTTGGACTTATCTTGGTAGACATGATCACGCTAATTTTGTTTCAGAAGATACTACGGATCACAATAGCTATCATTGGAATACTGCTTACGCATTAACTTTAACTTTCAATCATCCATTACACAATGGACTTATTGCACCGGAACACCCAAGTACATCATCGTCTGGAGGTTGGTATGGTCCAAATCTTGGTCATGATAGATATCCAATGATGACTCAAGATTGGAAAAAACCATGGAATAAAAGAAGAAGATTTCAATTTCATGCTAAAACATTAATGATTAACTCTGACGGAAGTCGTGATGGTTTAGGTGCTACAGGCGCTCAATATTTACCTACAAACTCTATTCTACTTCCTTCTTGGTTTGGTACAGATGGTATTGTTTGTGGTGGTACTGATGAACAAGGTAACGCGGGAGCTTGTACTACTGTGCCAGCTACTCCTGCTCCAGGTATAAGGGCTGATGGTATGTATTCTGGACACGCAGATCCAAGTGGTTCTTGGACTTTAACTAATTTCGATAGTGGTTCAAGTCAAGATAATATACCTTTTTTACAAATGAAACATACAGATGGTACGGAATCTCCTCCGGCTGGAAGTGTTACTTGGGAAATATTAGAAAAATATAATATATGGTCAGAAGATAAATATAGTAGTTCAAACCCAGCTATATGGGAAACAGAACCAAAAGAAGATGTAGGTTTAGATATTTATTACGAAGTAGGACAAATATATCCAATAAAACTTAATAACGAAACTATAGAGCAATTTGTTGGTCCAGTAGCTACAAATCTTGAATTAAATAGCAAGGTATCATGTAGAACATATCCTACTCTTGGTAACCCAACAGGAACCTTAGCTCTAAAAACCCCTGGGTTTATTGATAATATCAAAGAATTTGATATTAGAGTTGAGGCTGTTAATGGCAACAATGTATTTTTAGCAGATATAACTGGCGTTCCTTTAGACGAGGGTAGTATTGCACCAGCAGCGGGAGATATTTTAGTGTTTACTAGATCTGATGGTGGTACAACTGAAGCTATGGTAGATCAAGTTATAAATGTTGGTGGAAACGATACTGGTGAATTTAGATTAGATCCTAATGTTCATAATTATCAAGTAACTTTACCTTGGCATAATTGTTATTCTTTTGGTAATGGAGTAGAATCTGATAGAATTAGAGATGATTTTAATCAAGTTACAATAGATAATGGTCCAAGAGCATCGTTAACAATAGAAGAACCTTATGAAGAAGAAAGAAGATCTAGTGGATTAATATACTCTGGTATATATAATACAACAAGTGGTGTAAATAATTTAAATCAATTTATACAAGCTGAAAAAATAACAAAAGATTTAAACCCAATATATGGTAGTATACAAAAACTACATGCTAGAAATACAGATTTATTAACTCTTTGTGAAGATAAAGTATTTAAAATAATAGCACATAAAGACGCGTTATACAAAGCGGATGGTAATATGGATCTTATAGCTACAGAAAATGTGTTAGGACAAACCGTGCCTATTGTTGGTGAATATGGAATATCTAAAAATCCAGAATCTTTTGCTTCAGAATCTTATAGAGCTTATTTTACAGATAAAGTTAGAGGTGCTGTTTTAAGATTATCACAAGATGGCTTAACTACTATATCTGATGTGGGTATGAGAGATTGGTTTGCTGATAACTTAAGACAAACTACAAGACTTATTGGTAGTGTTGATGATAAAAAATCAGAATATAATTTAACTGCTGATTACAGTGATTATCCTTTTTCTATACCACCTATAGAACGTTTATCAACATGGGCAAGAATAGAAGCTCATCAAAAATGTCCTAGTTGTCCTTGGGTGCCTAGTGGAAAACTATTAATTGACCCAGCGTTAGGAGGTTTTAGTATTGGAGATTCTATCACTGGTCCAGGTATACCACCAGGAGCTATAATAACAAATAGTCAACTTTTAGGAGGTGGACAACCAAAAAGATTAACTATATCACCACCTATACCATCTTCTCCATCATGGCTTATGAATTATTGGGGAACACCAGATGAGGCTTGGAGTTGGGGTACTTACATAACTATAACGCATCCAGCTGAGATTATAGAACCACAATCACCTTCTGGTACTAATAAAACTGTTACTTTTTCTGAAAAGTCAAAAGGATGGGTTAGTTTTAAATCTTGGGTGAAAGAAAAAGGTATTAGTTTAAATAATAGTTATTACACTTTTAAAGGTGGAAATCTACACGAGCATCATGTTAATACAACAAGAAATAATTTTTATTCTACTCAATTTGATTCTGGTGTTACGTTTTTGTTTAATGAAATACCTGGTACTGTTAAAAGTTTCCAAACACTTAATTATGAAGGTAGTCAATCTAAAGTAACTCCTGATGGTGGTTTAGGACAAACAAGTCATTCTGGTGAATATTGGGATAATTATTTAAAAACAGGTTGGTATGTACATAATATGTACACTAATTTACAACATGGTTCTTTACATGAGTTTAAGAATAAGGAAGGTAAATGGTTTGCTGATATTAAAGGAACTGCTACAGAATGGAGAGACGATGGTAAGGCAGGTAATATAGATACTAAAGAATTTTCATATCAAGGTATTGATGAGGCTGGTTTTGTAACAACAGTATCCGGTGGTTATACATCTTGGGATTGTGTACATACTCCAGATCCTTCTCCGTGTGGATTAATTGACACTGGAATTGTTGTTTTAGATGATTGGGAAAGTGAATATTGGACTCCTTTTTCAAGACCAAATACTACTAATGATTCTAACGCTGCTCCTTGGCCTGCAAATCCACCTTGGGCTAATCAAAGTGAATGGTTAAACGATCTTCTATCATATCTTTTCAAACAAAATCCATATGATCCTTTCACTGATTATGGTATTTACGTATGTACAACCAATGTAAATCCATATAACTGTATTGGTTTTGTTCAATTAGAATTTATTGAGTTTACAAATCCTTTTACAGGAGCTACTCAACAGTTTACTAATGTATGGGATATGTTACAGTTTTTTGCAAATGAACAATATCCTGGATGTTTAGGTTCTAATACACCAGCGTGTATTAATCCTTATGAATATAGTGTTTTAACTAGTAGTAACCCATATCAAACATTTATTAATATATGGCAAGCAAATTCTGCTAGAGCCTCTGTATGGGACCAAAGTATATATGATGCAAACTTCAGTGGAGATCCAACTGATATGGATGCTTGTTGGGACAATACTACTGGTTATACTTCTCAAGATCCAAATGATTTTAATTATTTTGGTAATGACCCTAATCAATGGTACTTAAATACGCTTAGTATGGGACCTATATGCGAAACAGAAAGTAATGAGTTGAATTACACGTGTGTTGAGATATCTGGTCAAGGAGGTTCTTATTTTGATGAAGCAGCTTGTTTAGCTGATACCGAAACAGCTTGTGGTGGTGCAACTTGGGGGTGGAATTGCGAACAGGTTGATTTTTCTTGTGGAGGTTATAGTCAAGTAATGACGGGTGTTATAGACATGACTAGTGGTGTTATTGATTATGATGATTCTACACCTTACACTTTATGTAATGGAATTCCTCAATATGATACACTATCAATTCTTGCTTGGTTTTTTAACGATCCTTTAAAACAAAATTTAAATTTTAAAGATTATGCTTATCTTTCATGTGATAATACTTGTGGTAGTTGTACTTATAGACGTTTAGATAGTTTAGTCGGTCAAGGAGCGTTAACTTTACCTAGCAGCAATACGTTTACTTTTAATTCAGTTCAAGAAATAATAAATCATTTTATAGCTCCTCAAGGTACTGGTCCTTTTGATGATTTCCCAGATGTTTATCATTTTATGAATTTCAATGATTTTGTTACTGCTTTAGGTGATTATAACAATAATCCATCTATAGTTGAAAGGTTAGGTATATGGTCACCAAACTGGGCTGATTGTACTGATCAAACAGTTACAACTGGCGATGCTTGTATAGAAACTATAGGAGGAGAACATTTAACAAAATCAGATTGTATATCATCACCAACATGTGATCCATTTGATCCTTGTGATAACGTTCATGATGTTGTTGTGAATATCACTTCTGCTACAAATACTAATGACCCGCAAATAACAGCTTGTGAAGATGGTTCCGCGACTTTAGATGTACAGTTGCTAAATGGCGCTACACAATGGACAGTACAGTGGGTACAAAACTTTACTCCACATGGTGTTATATGGGATGACACAACTATTTATTCAGGAAATACAACTTCTACTTCTTTAAATGATTTAGAGGTTGGTCCTTATGCTGCTTATGTTACTGATGACTTAGGTTGTGTATCAGTAAGTAATTTTAATATTGCTTGTGTTAATACAGATCCTTGTCCAGATGTACCAGAGCAAACGTTAGTTGTAACACAACCATCAGGTTATACTAACAATCAATCTTGCACTGGTAACGATGCTGTAATTGAGGTAACTGTGGATGATTTATTTACAGCTAATTCATGGACGTGGGAAGTTATCGAGCTTACTCAAGATCCAAATACGCTATCTTGGGATATAGAAAATCAAGTATATACTGATAATACTAATTATCAAGAAGGAGATACTGTTACATATGCTGTACCATATGAAGGT